AGTTATAGTACCCTCACACGTAAGAGTCGAGTGAGAGTGCCCGTCGCACGGGATAGTCTGGAAGACGATAATCTCCCCCCTAAGACCCAGAGACAACATTCCAGCGATTACATCAGTTATCAACATGCAGTTTCAAACCTACACTCACATTTCTGATTGCGAGCAAGAAATTTTGTCTCCCCTGAGTCTTCAAACCACAGATTTCACTGGAACTTTCTTTTCAGTGGGGTCAGGGTTGAATTTGCGGACTTACATCGAACGTCTCATTAGCCAGTACATTTTGAATGTTGGCGTTGGGAAGTTCCAGGATTTGGTCAAAGGTGTCGTTGACGACGCCATGGAGGTTTTGGAGAACCTCTCCTTTTTGTACTCGGGTTTGTCCCGAGCGCGTGATATGGATGATGTTTTTCTAGTGATCATTGCCACTGTGCGATTCTTCACTAAGAAATCTCTTGGCAAGACAATAGAGGACATCTTCCTCTGGTTTTCCACGCAGCTCGAATTACAGTCTTATGACTTTGCTGAATTGCGCTTGCTGAGTTCGAATTACTCGGCTGTGAAGGGCTCACCTTTGGTGACCAAAGTGACTAAATTGTCCGCTCTCGCCATGTCTTCATGCATGATGCAATCTTTGGGCTTTACGCCTAAAATCGAGCAGCTCACAGAGATGTATTCCAGATCTCTAGGGGCTGTTGTCACAGAGCTTGATTTTGTGGCCCATTTGCTTGATACCACTTTGTATATCGTGGAACGGCTTGTCCAGTGTTGGAAGTTAGGTTCACTTCAACCATTCTACCACTCTTCGCGATCATATGCCAAGTGGGCGTCTGACGCCGCCACATGTATTGAGAGGTCTTCGCTGCTCCATAACCCTGAAGCTAATGGTTTCACATACCACGGATTCCTTTCAGATTTGGATCTCTGCATTGAGACAGGTATACACATTCAGAAGTTTTCACAAGCAGCAGATGAGAAAGACCTCGTTGGTTCAACACTTGCAAAGTTGAGAATTATTCGAGGCGAAATTCTTATTCGCCAAGCTGCCGGTGAGGAACGCCCGTCTCCCTTTAGCATTTTGATTGCTGGTGGGTCAGGCGTGGGCAAATCAACATTCTCTCGCTTGTTGTTTGGCCACTTCGGAAAGATGTTTGGCTTGCCCGAGGGCTCCAAAGGCATTTACACGCGATGTTCGGCCGATCAGTACTGGTCTGGTTTCAAAACCCAGTACTGGGGAATATTGCTCGACGACATTGCATCGGTCAACCCAAATAAAGCTACCGACGATGCGACGTTGACTGACCTTTTGCAGATTATTAACAATGTTGCTTTTTGCCCGCCGCAGGCTGAGTTGGAAAACAAGGGGAAAACTCCTGTGCGTGCTGAATTTTGTGTCGGCACCACCAACACCGCTCATTTGAATGCAGCCGCATGGTTCTGCAATCCTGTG